TACACAGGTCGATGTCAATATCCATTCAATTCTCGCTCAAGTTGTCGAGATTATCTCGATTCGGATTTCCGACCCGGCTATACTGGAAGCTATCGCAGGTGATCTAGAGGGACTCGTACCTGGACAAACTCAAGGCGCGCTCCCCGCAGGATCAATTCCGATTCCGATGAATGTATAAGGAGGAAGATGAAGAAGTTCTCGCCCGACACTATCCAGCGAAGGCTCAGCAAGGGAAAGGGCGGTCCCCCAACTCGAGCCGGCACCCCTGTAGGGCCTCGTGGAGGGAAGAAGAAGCTCGCTCCCAATAATTCCAAGAGCGCTGGTTCGATTTTCAAGAAGTCTTCCGGTACTGGGCCGCTCTTCAAAGGTCTCTACGGGAACAAGAACCCTCGTTAGTTGGCACGGACTCGGGGCGCTCGGAGAGTCAGCAGTGAACCGGAGGCTCTGCGTAGGTTAGCGCAGGGTCTCCGGGTTGCTGCCGTACGTCCTTCGATCCATGGTTATCGACCGCACCCAAAGCAGGTTGAGTTTCACTCGTCTACGGCCCGGATTCGAGCGCTTTTTGGAGGTAACCGAAGCGGTAAGACTGTTGGTGGAGGAACTGAGACCGTTTTTCGAGCTACTGGTCAGCATCCTTTTCAACGTACCCCTCCGCCTCCGACTCATTATCGAGTTGTGGCGGTTGACTTTAAGGATGGCGTCGAGAAGATTGTTAAGCCAGAAATTGCTCGATGGATGCCTCCTTCTGCCTTACAGTATGGCTCATGGGAAGAGTCTTTCGATAAGGAACTCCAGACTTTGACTCTGGAAAACGGGTCGACAATCGAGTTCATGTCTTACGAACAGGATACCGAGAAGTTTGCCGGTACATCACGGCATGGTATCTGGTATGACGAGGAGCCTCCTCGAGAAATCTTCGTGGAATGTCAGATGCGTCTGATCGACACTGGAGGTATATCGTGGATGACAATGACTCCTTTGGAGGGCATGAATTGGGTTTATGACGATATCTATCTCCGTGCTCAGGTCGATTCTTCGGTTGAGGTATGGGAAGTCGATATCTCGGATAACCCCCATATCAACTCGGTTGAAATCGAGGCTATCATGTCCGGTCTTACACAAGAGGAACGTGAGGCTCGAGCACACGGTAAGTTTGTGCAGATTGGCGGGTTGATTTATAAAGAGTTTAGTGATCGGAACATTGTCAACCCCTTCATTCCGCCGAAGGATTGGCTCTGGCTTGCGTCTGTCGATCATGGACTCAATAATCCAACCGCCTGGGGATGGTTCGCTATCGCACCCGATGGCCGGGTGGTTCTCTTCAACGAGTGGTACAAGAGCGGGCACATTGTCTCTTATCACGCTCAGAAGGTTCACGAGATTAATGCTGTGCATGAACGGGAACCTGACTATTACGTTGGAGACCCCAGCATCCGAAACTCAGATCCTATCACTGGAACGTCTGTTTTAATCGAGTACGTTAACCATGGTATTCCGATTGTACTCGGTAATAACGCTGCGGGGAGTGTGTCGGCAGGGATTGACCTTGTTAAGAAGCACGTAATTGGAATTGGTGATCCTCCTAATAACGTTCCAACGCTTTACGTGACTAAAAATTGCATTAACACCATTCGAGAGATGCAACGCTACAGGTGGGCGAAGTGGGTTTCGAGAAAGGCGAATGAGGAGAAGAATAAGCAGGAGCAGCCGGTTAAGAAGGACGACCACACTTGTGACATGCTTCGGTACGCAATTAGTTCTCGCCCTGTGCATGAGGACGGAACAAGTATTCCTGAGAAGAAAATACCTTCCGGCGCATCCGTCCCTGTTGATCCCTATAATGAAGTGGCGGCAGTCGATATGGACACCGATGACGAGTGTGATCCACATCTCGGACGAGAATACTAGAAAGGGAGGAAATACTCATGCCTTTGGACCTTCGCCTTGATGGTGAAGTCATCGCATCCGTCGATGAGCAGGTTACCGGGGTTCGTATCCAGACAGCTCGAGGTCAGACCTCGGCAACAGGTATTGCTCCCCACGAGGGTGTTGTCGACATCATCCTAGATCGAGTCGCTCCCAGCGGGCCGATTCGTCTGGATCAACTTGAGGCGATGCAGGCGCAAGCGATCCAGGACCGAGGCGAAGAGGGACAGCCGGTCGGTTTTCTCCGTGATGCTCAGGTCCACCCCTCCGGCCTGCGAGCGTCTCAGGGCGTTCATGATGAGACGTTGCGTGAGGGTGGTGTGGACAAGGAGCTAGCCGAGCGAACTCGTACTAACACCGCTCCGCCGAGCCGTGACCTAGCGAGCGGTCTCAGTCCCAAGGACACTGATGTTCTTACCGCTCGCATCGAGGCGTTTGGTCAGTGTGGTGATGCCGAGAAGGCCATCGAGGACAACCCGCCTACCGATCCCAACATGGGAACGGTTTATGCTGGTGTCAATGACAAGTCATCTGAGAAGCAAGGGCGCTCGGGTGATGGTGCCAGTGACTCTGCTCCGTTGGGCGGACCGTCGAACCAGCCTCCTCCCGATAAGGGTGACATCTCCGGCTCCGGGTCTGGTGCGGACGGGAGCCTGTCTTCGGACTCGGGGCTGGGGGCATCGACGGATTATCCAGGAGCATCGCCGTCCGTTCCCAAGGGTGACGGCGGAGTTCCCGAAAGTACCCCCGACCCCGACTGCCCTCCCGGCACCGACCACGACCACGGCGACAAGACGCCGCCCAAGAAGGCGACAGCCCCTACACTCAAGAAGAGCTAGATGTTCGTCACGGCCACGCCTGAGGCACTTCCTCGGACATGTCTCATGTGTCCGAGGAGTGTCAGGGCGGCATTTGTTGACACCGGGATTCAGATTGAATGGCACGGTGCTGTTCTCATTTGTAATCTATGCGTTATCGAGATGGGTCGTTTGTTCGGCATGTCGTCAGAGAGTGACATTGCCGAGCTTCTTGAGACCAATAGAGTGCTCCAAGACTATATCTTCGAGTTGCAAAAGCAATTAGCTGCACTGGAGGGGATACGAGATGGTCTGGCTGCTGGCGGCTTTGTGGTTCCTGTCGATTCTGACGTGTTGGCTGTTCCACCTCCTGCTCGTTCGGGAGATGCGGAGGGATCACAGCGAGCAGAGGGCGACGTGGGAACTCAAGGAGGAGCGGCTCCTGAACAGGTGCATGACGAAGGACTGGCAGAGCTACGTTCAACTCCAGTCCCTACAGGAATCCTCGACATCTTTCCCGGCAATCGAGGGTGAAGGAATCGGTCTCAGTGAAGAGTCTGAAGCCAGAGCATGGGCTGAGGCGCACGGTCTATCGGACGTAGGCGAGGTTGTTTACGAGCAGGATTTCCGAGACTTGGGGCTTGTTGAGTGACGGTCATTTCTGACCAAGCAACTCTCCCTTCTCCTAACGGGAGTGGGACAACCCCCAAGAAGCGCTCGTCTTTCGGTTCACAGAAGGCTCAGGACGAGCTTGTCCGAATGCTGGGAGACTGGTTCCGGGACGCTAGAACTGCTCGATTGAACTATGAGCGGGAGTGGTACCAGAACCTCGCTTTCTATTTCGGACGTCATCATGTTCAGTGGACGAATAATCTCTCGTCTGCGGATACCGGACTCATGCGTCTGTTTGAGACGAAAGTTCCGCCGTGGCAAGTACGTCTTGTGGCGAACAAGATTAAGCCGGTTATTCGTAAGGAATTGTCAAAGGTGCTTAAGGAGAAGCCGCAGCCCTTCGTCATTCCTGCATCTACTGACGACGATGATTTAGCAGCCTCTCGTGCAGGCGAGCGCATTTTCGAGCATGTTACTCGAGAAGTTCAGTTTGACCTTCAACTTTCTCGAGCGATGTTCTGGACTCTTATCTGTGGGACTGCCTTCCTCAAAGACTGGTTTGATCCCAACGAGCGGGACAAAGAAGGCGTCCAAGGACTTATCAAGGTCGAGCACGTTAATCCTTTCCAGTTCTTCGTTCCTGATCCCCAAGAGATCGAACTTGAGTTCCAGCCCTACGTATTTCATGTTACGGCAAAGGAGCAGGATTGGGTTCAGGAGCGGTATAAGAAGGAAGTCAACCCTGACGCTAGTGTGGGGAATGGCCTTCTCGAACAGCGGTTCATGCACGCCATGGGAGCAGACCAGAACAATAAAAAGCAGGTCGCTGTCAAAGAGTGCTGGATTAAGCCGTGCAAGAAGTTCCCGGATGGAGCGCTCATCGCCTTTGCTGGAGAGACACTTCTAGTCGTACATGAGAGTTGGCCAAGCCAGAATCCTGAGTACGGATTCACCAAGCTCGATCATGTACCGACTGGGGCGTTCTACTCACAGTCGATCATTCCAGACCTGATCCCACTCCAGAAGGAGTTAAACCGGACACGGTCACAGATCGTCGAGGCAAAGAATCGCATGTCCAAGCCGCAGCTCATGGCTCCCCGTGGCTCAGTCGATCCCAGCAAGATCACGACTGAGCCTGGGCTTATCATTTTCTACACGCCTGGATTCACTCCTCCAACACCGATTCCTCTGGTGGCAATTCCCGGTTATGTGATTGACGAGATTAATCGGTGCCAACGGGACATGGATGACATCTCAGGACAACATGAGATTAGCAAAGGAAGCACTCCTACAGGGGTGTCGGCTGCTACCGCTATCTCGTTCTTACAAGAGCAAGACGATGCGATGATTGCTCCCACGATAACCTCTCTGGAACGAGCGGTGGCCAGGGTGGGAACCCACCTGCTGTCTCATGTTGATGAGTTCTGGGAAGCAGAGCGTACGGTTAGGGCGTTGGGTGAGAACAACGCTTTTGAGGTTTTCATGTTCAACAAGGCGGCGATTCGAGGGAACACGGACCTCAATGTACAGGCCGGTTCTGCAACGCCTCGTTCGACTGCTGCGAAGCAGGCGTTCATTATGGAGCTCATGGACAAGAATAGAATCTCTCCCGAGCAGGGGCTTCGTTATCTCAATATGTCTGAAACCGGACGTATGTACGAGGAACTCCAGGTGTCTGCACGTCAGGCGCAGCGTGAGAATCTCAAGATGTCGCAGGAGGTTGAAGTAACAGTTAACTCGTGGGACGAAGATGCTATCCATGTAGCTGAGCACGATATGTACCGACGTCGTCAGGCGTTTGAGAATCTTGATGAGCAAATCAAGATTGTTTTCGAGAATCATGTTGCCATGCACAAGCAGAAAATGGGACTCCAGCAAGGGACGCCTATCGCTCCAGGTGAGGAGCTGCCTCCGCCTCCTGACGGTAGCGCTCCGACTGCTTCCCCAGAAGGAGGCGGAGGACCTCCAGGTCCACCCGGTCCTCCAATGCCACCTCCCGGTGATCCATCTGATGTGAGAGGTTTTGAATGAGTTTTCGAGATGCTGTGGAGCGACGAATCTTCGGTAAGAAGTCGAAACAAGCCCCAGTCACGAGAGGGCGTTCGACAGATCGCCAAGCTCATGTGGGAACAGGTCGGGCTGAGGGTACCATGAAGCTCAACCCTAATATGAGGCTCGATACTTCACAAATTGAGGATCGACGACAGGCTCAATTGTCTCCCGGACAGAATCAGGCGAAACGAGGACGAGAGCACGGTCCGACGACCGGTACCATCCCTGAGAACCAACGTGGGGATTGGAATACGGCAGTATCTCGTCAAGCCATTCAACGACGACAAACAAGGAGAAGATAAGTTGCCATCACTTCAAATCGGGAACAATCTCGGCGTGCCCGCACGAGCAGGCAAGAACATTAACGGTGGAGATGACGGCATGGCGGGGTTAACCAACGCCAACAACGCCACTCTCGCATCCATCCGTGCTCGTCTCACCGCCATCAACGGGGCGTACTGGACGGCTACTCGACTCGATCAGGCGACGTACAACGATCTCGTTTACGCTCTCCGTCTGGCCGATAACGCATCGAGCGTTTGATGGCGATGCCCATGCAGCCTCGACCGAGACCGCGCCCGGTCGGCCCTCCACCTGGAAACGGCCCTTCTCCTATCGGCCCGTTCCCTGTAGGGAACGTGCAAGCTGGAGCGATGGATCAATACCGCAACGCTCTGCTTCGGAGGATGCAGGGTGGTGGTCAAGGTCTTATGCCGCCGCCCGAGATGGGAGCTCCTAACGCTCAACCGACGCAGCCTCCGCAGGGTGGGATGCAAGCTCCGATGCCGGGAGGAGGTCCTTCGATCTCGTCTCCCGGCATCGGTCAAGATGGAGTTCCTGGCATGATGGGGAGCGCTCCTGGTCAAGAAGCAGAGGGTGACCCAGACGTTGGGGACATTATCAAGCAACTCATGGGAACTCGATTTTCTAGACGAGTACTTGGTGGAGGTTCCGGCCGATAAGGTCAACGACCTGTCAAGATAGGTATACAGAAGCGCCAGGGCCGTAACAGGTACAGCGACGAGTAAGGAGTAACACGAGTTGTTCAAAGTGACAGATAGCGTACTCGAGGGTGGCTGGAGTTCCCAACCCCAGCAGCAACACTTCTCGAGTGGCCAAGGGGCTGCTGGCTCTGCTCAGGTCGACGGTGACCCTCAATCTCAAGTAGCGGCTGCCTTGCAGGCGGACGCTCAAGGGGGCGGGGCACCGAGCGGAAATGGCCAAGGCCAGTCCTCGGGAGGACAGGCACAGCCACAGGGGCAGCAGGGGAATGAGTTCCTCGATGGCATCCTGGCTCAAATCGACCCGGCACATCGCCCGATCGTACAGCCCTATCTGACTCAGTGGAACGCTGGTGTGACTCGACGGTTCCAAGAGTTACACGGTGAACTGAATCCGTACAAGGAGCTCGGAGCAGACCCCGAGACCATGTCGATGGCACTATCCCTGATGGAGAGGATCGACACTGATCCCCAAGGTGTTCTGGAGTTGCTCCAGGAGGCCGTGGCCGAGATGACCGGGCAACAGCCGGGTCAGGGAGTACCAGGACAGCAGCCGCCGCAAGGGCTCGGAACTCCTCCTGCTCCGGGGGGAGAAACCCCTTCGGCCATCCCTCCGGAGTTGGAGCAACGTCTTGGAACGTTCGAGAGCGTGCTGGAAGCCATTGCCCAGCAGATGTTGGATGGGCGACAGTCCGAGGCTCAACAAGCTGAGGATGGGGAACTGGATAACTACCTGGGGTTGCTCAAGACCGAGCTCGGTGACTTTGACGAGGACTATGTCCTGGCGAAGATGTATGCCGGAGTTGACGGTGAAGAGGCGGTCAAGCAATACCAGCAAGCGATTCAGGGCCAGGTCAACCAGCGGTCTCGTACACCGAACGTTCCTCCCATTCTTGGAGGAGGTGGTGCTGTTCCGCAGGGAAATGGGAAGGGCATTACCGACGCCTCCAAGTCGGAGACGAAGAATCTCGTTGCACAGATACTCGCCGCCAGTCAAGCTTAGTAAAGGAGAGCACCTGTTATGCCCGCATCAATGACTACTGTGGACGGCATCCTCAAAGAGGTTTACGGTCCACGCATTGTCAATCAGCTCCAGAACGAGACTCTCGTTCTCAAGCGAATCGAGAAGTCGAAGGAGGGGATCACCGAGACGGCTGGCGGCAAGTACGTCAACTTCCCACTCAAGGTGTCTCGGAACTCCGGCATCGGCTACCGGAACGAGAGCGAGGCTCTCCCCCTCTCTGGCCAGCAGGGATATGCGGAGGTCATCGTACCTCTTCGATACGGGTACGGACGTGCTCGTATTACCGGTCAGGCGATGGACCTGGCCGAGACTAACTACCAGGCGTTCGCCTCTGCCTTGGACAGCGAGATGGACGGTCTCAAGGACGACATCGCCAAGGACTCCAACCGTGTCGCTTACAACGATGCCTCGGGTCTCATGGCGAGTATCACCGACACCGCTGTCTCAACGATTCACACCGTTGACAACGCTCAGTACCTTGAGGTCGGTATGTTTGTTGACGTGTTGGTTCGTTCCAATGGTGGCACTGTGGTGCTCAACACGACGATCACCGACATCAACGGCCTCTCGGTTACGTTCGCCACGTCGTTCACTGGTACGGTTCTCCAGGGTGTCTATCGCCAGGGTAACTACGGGCGTGAGCCTTCGGGTCTCGGTTCCATCGTGGATGACACGAGCACTCTGCACGGTCTTGCTCCGGCATCACAGCGCAAGTGGGCAGCAACGATCCTCGCCAATGGCGGGACGCCTCGAGCGCTGAGTGAGGCACTCATGATCCAGACGTGTGACGGTATCCGCACCAAGAGCGGCAAGAAGCCGAGTGTCATCTTCAACAACCTCGGTGTGCGACGGGCGTATTTCAACCTGCTCACTCAGCAGCGCCGGTACACGGACACCAAAGAGTACGCCGGTGGCTTCCAAGGGCTCCCGTTCAACTACGGCACGGAGATTCCGGTCGTGGAGGATGTAGACGCCCGCCCGAACCGGATGACGTTCGTCACCGAGGACGCCCTCACTGTCTACCGGACGAAGCCGTGGAGCTGGATGGACAAGGACAACTCCATCTTCAAGTGGGTCAACGGCTTCGACGCTTGGGAAGCACTCCTGAAGCAGTACTGGGAACTCGGAACGAATCAACGAAACGCTCACGGTGAACTTCGTGATCTCATCGAAGGTTAGTTGGCCTTCGATCACCAGCAGCGGCTCGTCGAGCTCGCCGCCGGAGTCTATGTCGAGAGCGATACTCTACGGATCGTGCAGACGATTCAAGAGTACGACCCGAACTTACGGGTAAAATATCTCGATCCAGATCACGGTGGCGAGCTCGGCGATCCGCCGTACAAGATTTATGAACTCTGTCCTGACGGACATGAGCGGCTAGTTTTTGGCGTCTGGCAACTTGACGATCGAGTGCTTGAGCGTTTGTGGGCTGCGGACACTCAGCGGCATGACATTCCCGCTCGTCTCGAGCAAAATAACGCCAAGGTTCGCCAGGATGCCGCTCGTCGATTCCGGGAGGAGCAGCTAGGCGAAGCTCGTGAGCAACTGGTCGCTGTGCTTCGTAGTTCCAAGGACACGTATCGCATTCCCGCCCCTAATGGCACAGTTGTTTTCTCCGCTACTGAGCCGGTCAAGGTCATAACCAAAGCAGGGACGGTGGTGCCTGATGATACTCAGTGATGTTACCACTCGAGTAACTCGACAGTTTGGAGATACGGCTGGAGCCGTTATCTCAACCGATGATGTAGCTCGTTGGGCCACAGACGCTCAGCTTGAGATTGTCCGTAAGACCAAACTGAATGAGACTGATACTGTCACCGCCTCCATTCAGGGCACAAGAGTGTATGCGATAGCGAACGTCCTAGAGGTACGTCGTGTCAAGTACGATGGGTACCCTCTACGGCAGGTGACTATCCAGGAGTTGGACGCCCTCTACCCTACTCGCAGTACGAGTGGATACGGCCAGAACACTCCAACACACTATCGGGCGACTGAGTCAGGTATTGAAGTTTTCCCCACCCCTGCGAACAACCTGGGGATCGTCACTGTCACTCATACCAAGCGCCCATCCCCTGTAGTAAATCCGACAGACGTTTTCGAGATTCCTGAGCAGTATCACGAGTTAATTGTACGCCGGGTACTGGAGCGTTGTTACGAGACGGACGGTCAATGGACTGCTGCTGATCGTATGCACACTCAGGTTAAAGAAGAACAAGGTGAGGCCGCTCACGACAAGGCTACAGGGGGCGGTGACTCTTACCCGGCGGTGAGGGCGCTTTCTGGTGACATGGGAGACGCTTAATGGCAACCAACACTCCGAACCTCGTTCTTCGTAAGCCGGACCCGGCTGATCTGGTTAACGTTCAGACTGACCTGAATGGAAATTGGGACAAGCTCGACGCAGCAGCAGGCTCATGGACTGCTTACGCTCCTGTCTGGGGCGGTACGGGAGTAGCGATCGGTAACGGCTCCATCACTGGTCGGTATCTCAAGGCCGGTAAGACGGTCGATTTGCATGTGTTCTTGCAGCTCGGTACTACTTCTACAGTTGGGACTGGAAACTGGAGTCTTTCTCTTCCTGCTGGGGTAATTGGAAAAGTAGGAGTTGACGTTTTCTTGGCGGCTGGAATGACCTACAAGGCTGCAACTGGATTATTCCCGATAACCGTTGAGCTTTTGACCGGAGGCTCTACCTTTAGATTGCTGGCTGTGGTAAACGCAGCTTCCTCTAATCTCGGATTCGTTCAGTGGAATAATCCGGGAGGAGCTTGGGCTTCCGGCGATTATATCCGAGTCTCGGCTAGGTTTGAGATTAACTAATGCCTCAGGCTACGGATGAGCGAGTAGCTCAAGTCAATAAGTGGAAGGGCCTGAACCTCCGTGGCATGTCCAACACCATCGGTGAGGATGAACTTACGGACGTGGTTAATCTTGATTTGACAGACGGTGGGGAGCTCGTCAAGAGGACAGGTTTCAAGACTGTTCATGATGGAGCTACGCTTGGTGCCAATCAAGTCAAGATGCTCGGGTTTTTCAACACAGCAACCGTTCAGCAGTTTATCGCTCGTGCGGGACAGAATCTTTACACGTCCACGAATGGAGCAGCGTGGACGATTATTCCTGGAGGTCCGTGGGGCAATGTTGAGCACGGCGTTCAGTATACGGACAAGTTCTACATGGTCCGTCGAGACTCAACCATCGTTCAGTGGGATGGCACCACAGCGACAGCTATCGCAGGCTCGCCGATGGGATCTCACTGTGTAGTATTCAAGGATCGACTGTTTGTTCTGAACTCGTTTGGAGCTGGCTCTGTCGCTTCTCGAGTGTACTTCTCCAACACCTTCGATTTCTCAGCTACTGGCTGGCCTGCTACAAATTACAACGGGTTAGGCGAGGGTGACGGAGACATTCTGGTCGCTATCACCAACATTCAAGACTATCTCGTTGTGTTCAAGAGTGGACGTACTTGGATTTTGTACGTTCAGGGAGCGGATACTCTGGCTTGGATTCTCCGCCCTTTCAACAACGAGCTTGGTTGTGTTAGCAAGAACTCGATTGTTCAGTTTG